CTCCTCCATTGCATGAAGTCGTTCGTCTAACGACTTGAGTGCATCTCTCAAGTCTTGGACAATCCATACCAAGGCGGCCACTACTTTAAGGGCCTCCTCACTCTTGGCCTTCGAGGCCCACATCTTAAAATCCCTCCATTCTTTTTCGGATTGCATCTCCGCCTCCAAGAAACGTCAAATTTTGACGCCCCACCTTAATTTCATTAACCTCTCAAACTTCTCTATCAGCTCAATGAGCTGCTCCGCTGCTTTGCAGCACTCCTCAGGACTTTCAGTCTCATGACACCTGGTCCTAGCTTCTAGGACCCACTGCTTAAGCAGCTTCACAAATTCCATTGCTCTCACAGAGACCTCGTCCATCAGTCTATCACCCTAATGCAGTCTTCATCCTTGACATACTCAACATCTATCTCGTCGGTGCTGTATAGCACTACATCAATCCAGCAAACACTGACGTTCTCGTCAATTCCAAGCTCCGCCAATCGTTCGTCGACTCTCTCCTTGAACTCCTTCCGCGTCATTACAGTGCTCCCGCAAACTTCACCATGAACGGCACAACACGCTTGATAACATCTTTACCTACGAGCTGGCCAAACCGCTGCCACAAGCCTAGCAGCTTGCCCTTTTCGCACTCCGTAAGGTCCTCGACCTTCTTACCCTTAACTGTCAGCTCAATCTCGTTGAGGATTTCCATTGCTTCGGCAGGCATCTTGCTAATATCGTCGCCGAGGGCTGCCTGCCAATAGCAGACCGAGAACTCGCTGTGCGAGCAAAGCACAGCAGCGAGCTTATCGGCCTGCTTCATGAACTTGTTATAGCTCTTGGTAAGACCTTTCATGCGAGCAGCACATCCCACCAAAAGCAAGATACACAAAACAGCACACAAAATTGCCAACTTCATAACTAACCTCCTCAGCCAGAAGCCTGTCTGGCAACCTTAAACAGACACGTCTCGTTAAGAGTCGCATCCATTTTATACTTACTATCGTAGACCACGTGCACTATCAGCTCCTTCTTTTCCGACGCATTCTTCCTGTTTATGACCACTAAGTCCTCGTCGGACAAGAAGATATGGATGGGATTATCAGGAGTCACGGACTCGTCCTCCCTGTTGTTCACAACAGTCCCCGTGGACACATCTTTCAGTGTCCACGTTATGGACTTAATCGAGCCTACAGGGATGGTTGAGCCATCCACATCTTTAAAGCTAGCATCGATAACTACGCTGCTTCGCTCTGTAACATTGAAGCTTAAGTCTATCGGCATCCTTACGTCCCGTTCTCAGTGTGATTCGCAAAAACCTTGCAAGAAGTCGAGTCGTCCTTGCTCCAACTCGACGCCCACTTATAACTGTTCAATATTGGGTCAGTGCCACTAGCACTAGCTACAGAAATAAATGAGTGTGTTATAGCACTGAAAGGCCCATCGCTGGTTGCATACTCAAACTTCCAAGTTATTACATCAACACCAGCCCCCGTATTGTCGCTGTCGCTGTCGTTGGTCTTAGGATAACCTGTAGCCACAGCTTTTTCACTGCCACTGGCCACAGTGAAACTGCCATAGTTATCCGACTTGCCAACAGGGTCAGGACCCGCCGTTGCCAAGTAAAGAGAATTGAAATCGTTATCTGGGGTTTCGCCACAGGCTTTTTGAGCATAATATTTATCACCTTCATCAGTAACGATGTTACGCCCTGGAACGATTCTACGAGCCCCTGTCTTCTCATTCACAAGAACAACCAGAGCATCAGCAAGCAAAACGAGCTGCTCATCGATTGCGACTTTCAGCGGGACCAGAATCTCCCCGAACTTGCCTAACCTGACTCTCTTACAAAGTAACATTCTTCCCTCCTTTCTCAGACTTGAAGACAACAATCATGTTGTCTGAAATGTTAATTTTCTCCCTTATCATCCTCTCCCTTACATAACGCAAGAATCTTCTGAGTAGTTTCTTAAACATTTAACCTCCCCTCTTTGAAAAGCCTATCTTAGCCATGAACTTCTTGAAGCTTGCAGATGCACAACGAGCCTTAAAGCTCACCTTGCCGACCACCACCTCAATCAAGGTCATGACCTTCGTCAGGCTTTCCTCAACAGACACAGTCTCACTCATTATCTTTACCAGTGTGGCGAAGCAGGAACGAGCCACTGTCTCGACAATGCTAACAGCTTCGTTCAAGACTTTGACCATTCTGCATCTTCTGCCCATTGCTTCTGCAACAGACAACGTTTCCGTCGTCACTCTCGACATCCTACACCTTCTGCCCAGAATCTCAAGGACACTCAGTGTCTCCTGCATCACTCTACTACTGACACACTTTCTCATCAAACTCTCTGTCACAGAGAGACCGTCTCGTCCATTATCTTAACAATGCCAGCTATGCAAGAGCGAACAAAAGTCTCGGTAACACTCACAGTCTCATTGATTATCTTGGTCAAAAACCCTCTACGATTTAACACCTCACTTATGGAGATATTTTCTACCATAGCTCTAACTGAACGAAGACGCCTTAAAATTCCTTCAGAAATTGATAGTGTTTCATCTATTATTCTTTTTGAATATAACCGCCTTACTATAGCTTCTGTTATAGATACTGTTTCACTCATTATCTTTACTATTGCGCCAACACATGAACGGACAAAGTTCTCTGTAATACCAACTGTTTCACTAATTATCCTTACTGATTTAAGACGTCTTAATGCTTCCTCAGCAACAGATATAGTCTCAGACATTGTTCTTATTGACTGTAATCTCCTTACTAAACTTTCAGATATAGATATAGTTTCACTAATAATTCTTGTAGCTCTTAACCGCCTAAGCACTGTCTCAGCTATGCTTAATGTCTCATTTATAACTCTGGTTGAAAATGCTCTACGAGATAATGCTTCAGCAATTGATATTGTTTCGTTTATAATCCTGTTTGACCTTAACCTTTTTAATATTCCTTCAGATATAGAAACCGTCTCGTCTATTATTTTTTTGAGAAATGAGCGTCCTATTAAGCTATCTGCAATAGAAACTGTCTCATCTATCAAACGATTTGAGTATCCTCTTCTTGGCATAGTTTCAGTAATTGCGACTGTTTCTCCAATAAAACGGTTTGCATAAAGCCTTTTTATTAAAGTTTCTGAGATTGAAACAGTCTCATCCATTATCTTAGTTATTGCTCCTCCAGCCGCTACATACTCATCCGCCCCAATGTCCCACGCTGTTCCTCCTGGCCGTGTCTCACCATTTATGTCATCGTTAAAAGATAAATTTGGGTCAGAGGATAAGTCTGTGCCATAATCTCTTGCTCCAGCATCATTGCTGGCCAAGTGAAAGTCATCATTTGCTTCATCAACAAAAGTGAAAGTTTGGTTTGTTCTGTCATGTGCTCCACCAGTGGAACTGCTATCATCTGAAGCATTGTAATCTGAGGAAGAGTTGAATTCGCCATAAAAACAAGATGTTGAACAATTTTGGACTAAATTGTTTTTGGCATGAACAACAGAACCATAAGTCGTAATACCATAACGGCAATCAGATACAGTGTTATTATAAATATATGCTGCATCACACCCATCAGAGTTAGCATTTATACCAAGCCCAAAACTACCATTATCTATATTATAAACAATATTATTCCAAACATATAGAGTGCCAATATTAGCTACATTTATGCCATAAGGCTCATTTTGAGTAGCATCATGTATAAGGCAATAACTTATTTTTACCCATCCTGTATGACTACCTACATTTGTACTGATACAACTGTAAGCATTTGCTAGATTTGCAGTTACCTCTAAACCTTCTACAATAACATAAGGCTCATCTATTCCTAATGTAGTAACCCAAGTTGTATCTCCTTTCAACCAGAAACCAGTTCCAGCCGTGCCATCATGCCGTTCAGATTCAGGAGTGCAAATCTTAATGTATCTAGTTCCATCAGTAGTCCAACCATTAATGCTTGGTGCATCCTGTAAACCATCAGGCCAATCATTGTAACATTCAGCTATTTCTATCTCACCATCTTGGTATGCAAAAGTATCTATATCACAAGATGCTCCAGAATCATCGCCAGATATAGTATCATCAGCACTAGGAGTGCCACTTGAAAGTTCATATCGCATATAAGAAGAATTATCTGTTTCAATCATTACTCCTGTAGCACCAGAAGGGCTAAATGATAGAGTTTCACCACTAGTGAATGTTCCGCTGTGATTAGAGGTATTAGCCTTCTGCATAGCAGTTAAATCACGCTGTTCTCCTGACTCCCATGCAGAAAGGCTTGTATAATCTCCACCAGATGCTCGTATGGTATGAGTTACTTCAGTCGCCATTATTGCCTCTGGTCAATGATTTCTAAATCCTTTGCATTTACCTCAATTATGCCTTTCTTTAAACTGTCCTCTATTCCACTAATATCAAGTCTGTATCTCCTTCTGGCTATTGTATGAAGTTCAGGCTTTTCTTCAACTTTAATATTGTAATTTGCTTCGTTTACTGTTATTCCAAAATGACTTAATTCTTGAGCAACCAACTTGCATTTTTTTAGGCATTCACTTTGTGCAGTGTCTTTATCTGGACTACTAACAAAAACGCCTAGCTTATCTGATACAGCATGGTATCTAGTGCCAATAATTATCTTGTGAAAATCAAGAAGATGAACCAAATCCTCTGGCTCAGCATCTTTAACTCGGATAATATAAAACTTTTCCTTATTCAGCTCTTCTTTACCCCATTTATGTCCAACAGGTTTAATTACAACCACATATCCTTTTTTATAGCAACCCCGCAGGTCTTTTACTTCGTTGCTGTGGGTTGCATCACAAGCCTTTATAAGTAATTCAGCAGGCATTATTGCACCTCCACCTGAAAGCTTTGAGGGACTTCAGGCACTGGATATGGAATATAAATTGTTACTTCTGCCTTATCACTCTCATTATCTGCATTCTTTGCCGCCAGCCCGAATGTGTAGCTCCGCCCAGGAACAACGTCACAAGTGAAGGTTTCTTCAAAATTCTTCGCTCCGACTTCTCCATCATCGCACCTGGAGACGAACTCTCGGATTTCTGCCCAATCATCACCAGAATCTTTCAGGTAGAGCACAAACTTCGTTTCCCAACCAGGACACTGGTAAGTCCACTTCGCCATGAACTCTTCCGCCACAGCCTCTGGAATGATTATGTAAGTATGAACAACTGCTCCAATCACAGAAAGCAAAGCGGATAGCACAAATATCAACACAACAGCCCACACCCTCACAGAAACATCAAATTTTGACTTTATCACTGTATTGTTACCTCCTTGGAGCTTTGCACTTCCGTGCTTGCCTCCTTTTCCGCCTCTGTCATCGGCAGATTTTCCAGCAGAAAATCCACGTCTTCTACCGTCAGCCACAACGCAAACCAGCCGCCAAACGTCAGAAAGACTACGTCCTTCATCTCAGCTTTCGCCGACACGAGTGCGTTGTAGAACACGAGCTTCTCGTCCCGTCCCTTTATATAGAACGTAAAGTGACCCTTCCCACAGGTAAGGGCGTAGTTGTCATTCTCTGCCTGCCTAATCCGCCAATTTTCGTTCTCTGCTACTATCCTGCTCATCTATGTCACCATCCAAGCATGTTCTCCACTCACTGTGTAATACTTCCTGGAAGACCTGTAGGTCTTCTTTGTGGGCCACACTCTGTGAGCTACGCTGTTAATGTATTCGCTCAGAACAAGGGCATCAGCCCTGTTCGGGCTTCCGACACCACGAGCTCGCATCTTTTTCTTGCTCTCAACAACCATACCGCCTTGGGCATTGAAGTCATATTTCGGCGAAGCCAACTCATCGCACAGCGTCTCCGACTCCTCTGTCGGAGGAAACGAGTAAAGTCCTCTCATACACTTTTCCCGCACTGTCCACCAC